GTCATATCTGCTGCACTTCCTTGAATTAATTTATTCAAAGCTTTGTAAGTAAATGCACGTTTTAAAGGTTCATCATACTCTTTTCTAGCTTGTTCCAGGGGTAAGGGCTTGAAAATACCAAATTGTGTAGGTTGCCATAGATCAAAATGACATGCACGTCCACCTAGGGTTCTAATCTTACCTCTATTTTCTGCTTTTCTAGTTACATTATCCATAAGCTTCTTAACAAAGGGAGCTTTAGTATGATATTGTCTAATCAATTTTTCAGCTGATTCTTTTTGTAGTCCTAATTCAGACATTAATTTATTTTTACCCATTCCATACATCAATCCAAGATTAATAGTCTTGGCTTGCTTACGTTCAATTCCTGCCATGTCTGCTACTACCTGGTGGAAGTCTGCGTCTCCGGCGTTGTATGCATTAACAATCTCATCAACACCTTCTAAACTTTGTAACTTTGCATAGTGTACTAAAATTCTAGGTTCTTGTTGACTATAATCAAACGATCCCCAAACAGTTTTCTCTTCTGGAATAAAAATAGATCTAATCATCGGTCCGAGTTCCGGATGTCTTGCGGGAATCTGTTGTAGATTAGGATTAGACATTGAGAATCTTCCAGTAACAGTACCACCTTGGTCAGATCTAATCTGATTGATGTCTGCATGAATTCTACCATTGTGAGCATGCTTGGTAATAGAATCAATAAAAGTTGTGTGTGCTTTATTAATCTCTCTAGCATCTGCAATAGATCTTGCTAATTCATGAGGATGATTTTGTAAAAAGTTTTTAGTAAAACTAGGTTCATTACTTTTTTCAGTTCTATCATAAGGAAGTTTTAATTTATCAAAAGCTGTAGCAATACTTCTTGCTGCATGTATTTCTACCTTAATACCTGTTATCTCTTTGATTTTATTAAGTATTTTGTTCTCTCTTACTATTAGATTTTTCTTAAGTTTAGCTGCATGTTCTAAATCTACTCTTACACCTTTGAATCTCATATCAACTAGACAAGGAAATAATTTAGTTTCTAAATTAAATACATCCATAAGTTCTTGAGTTTGTAATTCTACACTCAATCTTTGCCAAAGCTTTAAAGTAGCTTCTGCGTCTCGTTCAGCATATTCACCTACATACATTGCAGGAAGTTTATACATTTCTGCTTTAGCATTTACTGAATAACTTTTAGCTGCTTCTTGTAATACTTTTTCATCTTTACCTATACCAACATAATGTTTGGCTAAAGTATTTAATGCATAAGACATTCTATTCTCATCAATTAAAGATGCTGCAATCATAGTATCTACAATCTTACCTCTAACTTTAATTCCTACATTTCTTAACCAACAAACGTCATACATTGCATTGTGAAATATAAATGTAGTTTTTTCTTGATTAACTAGGTCCTGAACCCACTCCAATACGAGCTTTTTGTCCATATTTCCCCCACCTTCATGTCCAATCGGATAATAACCTGACCATCCATCTACGGCCACCGCAACGCCTGCAATGTGTCCTTTTCCAGTAACATTACCTGACCCAAGAGTCATTAAATAGGGATCACATGTTTCTAAATCAATAGCAACTTCCTTATATCCCGATAAATCTTTTAATTCATGTGGTGCAACCCATTCAGTTTCAGGTGCAAATAACGGCATTTGTGTTCTTCTCATGAGTAGTCCCTTTCTAATATCATTTCTAAATAGTGTATAGCTTTCTTCACGTCCTCTTCTCCTCCTTTATGATTATGTCTACAGATATATTTTATAGCGTTGCCTTCTGCGAATAGCAACTTGTTTTTATTACTAAATTCTGCGGGTTGAATAATCATTTTTTTATAATGATTACCTCCTACTTGTTTTTCTAATGACTTCATTTTTTTTTCCTTTTTTTATTTTTATCTTCGTGGTCTTTATATTCTTTGATTAATCTTTCTGATGGGTGATAAACTTCCACATGACAGTGACAATTAGGACATGATAAATTACTTACAATATCATAATCTTGTTCTGTACCTTCCCCATCATCTGTGTCGTGATCTCCACCCCATATTAATTCTTTATTGCAATGCCAACAGTTCATATTAATCCTTTCGTTATTAAGTGTGCTAAAATTGAAAAAAAAGTTATTAGAATAATATCTAAATACTCATCGTCATAGTCATCGTTCATATTATATAAGCCCGGTCAAAGTTTTTAGGATCTAGTAAATGCAATTCACGCTTCGCTCTCGTCGCTCCAGTATAAAATAATCTATGTAATTCATCCGGATCATAACTAAAAGTTTCTAGCGCGGCTCCTGTTAGATCTTGTAATAATAAAACGTTGTCGGCTTCTCCTCCTTTTGCTGCATGTATAGTTGACATTTTAATACGAGGGTTTTTATTAATCATTTCTCCATTCGCCCTCATATTACGAATGTAGGTTTCTGTCATTGGATCCAAACCTTTAAATGATTTATACCAAACATCAGATGCTGTTAATCCATGTTGCTCTTGACACTCTTTTAGTGTATACTTCGCGTCCGAATGCAAAGTTTTACCTTTCTTAAACCCTACTGAAACATTCTCTCCTAAATATTCATAAATATTTTTAATCTCCAAGTGATTTAAAAACTCACCCTTACGCCATGACTCCCAGTTATTTAATGCAAGTAATAATTTTAACGGTACGGAATTTATTCCTTTATATTGATAGTACCACCCTTGAATTTCACATAGGTCTTTGGCATCATCTAGAAAATAATTTGCAGAAGATAACACTAGCCAGTTGCCAGTACTCATATCTACCTGTGTTATATCAGAATATCTTTTTAGTAATCCTATTTCATCTCTAGGTTTATATTTCTTTTCAAATCTATTCTGTACTTTATTTATTATTTTTTGTGATAATTCATGAATAGGACCACCTGGAATTCTATAAGATTGATCTAATACTTTAATATCATTCACTTCTTCTTTTAAAGCTATGAAGTGATCAACATCAGCACCGGCCCATTTAAATATTGCTTGGTCATCGTCACCTGCTATATAAGTTTTCTTTGCATACTTCCAAAGATGTCTAACCATTTCCCATTGTAATAAAGATAGATCTTGTGCTTCATCTATAAATAATACTTCAAAACTACTAGGTATTGCTTTTTCTATAAAGTCTTCTAATAAATCTGTAAAATCTTTTAAGTTCTTTTCTTTTTTAAATCTCTCTAACTCTTCTGCTAATAAAAATAATGTACTTCTCTCTATATCTAATATATTTTGTCTTGAATCATAGTATTCCATTAAATCAACTCTTTTAACTCTAGCTGTATTTATAATTGTTAGGTATTCATTATCTGAATTAAAGGTACCATCTTCTACAGAGTACCTAGCCGTCTTAATAGGTATACCACATTTCTGACCAAATTCCCTATAGTCCTCTATCTTCATCATTTTCTCTTTAGTCATACCTAAATTTCTAAAAGCCAATGAGTGCAGAGTTCTAAAATTTGATAGATCATTATCTATATCTAAACCAAACTTTTCAGCGGCTCTTGTTGCGGCTTCGGTTGCAGCTTTTTTAGTAAAAGAAAAGTAACCTATTTGTTTAGGTCTAATCCCTTGCTGAATGAACTCGTCCACCAGGTTTAACAACGTTGTTGTTTTCCCTGTTCCCGGTGGTCCCAATATTATTGTTTTCATATTTTCTTACCTTTTTTATTAATTGTCTGTTATGTGCTCTTAAATCATCAATAGTATGTTCTTGATTTGATAATTTTAATCTTAATTTTAATAATATATTTTCACCTATATCCATTAAAAATCATCCTGTTGATATTCTACTTTAGAAACTGCTGCTTCTAATTTTTTCATAGTTTTAATCTTAACAACTCTAGGTTGTTGTTGTTTTACACGGAGTCTAGTTTCCTCAATAAAAATATCTTCTAATCTTTTTATTAAGTTACCTGTTTTAACTTTATCCATGTCCCAGTTATTTTTCTTTAAGAATGCATAAAAGTCTTCCATTCTAAAATAAGTAAAACCATCTTCTGTAAAGGGAAGCTTATTAAATATGTCGTCCATAGTTCTTGCACTTTGTCTATTGGTTGTCCAATCTTGCAAGAGTCCTGTAATTTCATTCATAGGATCTAAAGATTCTAATGGTTCTACTTCTTGTAAATTAGTCATCATTGGTTTTAGAAAATGTTGTTTCCAATCTTTAGGTTTAGGTACTGGAACTATTAAATTAGCTTGATCTAAACATGCTAAAGCAAATAAAGGCGGGCTATATAATTGTTCTGTTTTTAATTCTATTCTAGTTTTATCCACATTTAAAAACCATTGTGGTGGTGTTGATCTATATTTAGTTAAACTTCCAAGTACTGGCATTTCTTCTTCACCAAAACCCACACCAAATCTTTTTGTTCTACATAAACCTGCTTGACATACAGAATTAATAGGTGCGTCTTTACATCTATATTTATCATAGCCTTTTCTATTAACTGATTTAATTAATTGTTGAACCTCATTATTACTTAAAGGGGGTTCCATATATTTAGAGTTAGCTTTTACAATCTCATCTTCCCAAGTATCTGGATTAGATTGTTTGTAATAAACTGCTATATTAAATAATGCATTATTTCTAGACCCCTCACCAAAACCTATTGCTGCCAATTTATTTAGGCAAGGAGGTCCTCCTGGAAACGCTTCTTCTATCTTCGCTTCTTCCGTTTTAATTTCTTCAACTTCTTTCCGCGTGCAACTGTAAAGATCATAGAGCTTATAAAATTCCTCAAGTGTACAACCGGCGCCAATATCGTTGAT